ATAAGTAGTGCTCTTTGATTAGCTACTCTAAAAGATATATCTCTTGGAGTTATATCCGTATCATCGTTTAGATGAGGCTTAATCTTATCTAATATACTAAATACAATCTCATTTTCACTTGCCATAATTTTTATTTTAACATTAATAAATAACTAGTTTTATTAGGTTTTGTGCCTCTGAGCATTTCTGCTAAATAGCATAATTTATATTTAGAATCCCCACTATTTGATAACTCTGTTATAGATTTATATGTCTTTCCAGTATTAGTGTCAATAACTTTTTTTCTATTATGAGGAATATTTCCTAGCATTCTATTGCTCATTTCTAATAAATATTCTTTTGAATATATATCTGTTTTATCTTTATTCCAAGGACTAATACCTACTCTACCATTACATATGCCACCCAGTATCAAATTATAATTATTATCGCTTTCAACCCATTCCTTACAAACTAAAAAACTTTCTTCTTCATAAGCTTCTTCTTTAGTATCGAAGTAATCTAAAATTTGAGATTTAAAATTAATTTTTCCATATTTTTTAAAAGCTTTTTTAAGTATTACTCCACTGCCCATATATCCATCATACACATCGTTAGTAGAGTGAACCCCTATATAAGTTTTATTATTTATTAAATTTTTAGTCTGATATGTAAAATGAAACATAATTTATCCCTTTAAATAATTTTTCCAAACTTGATTAGATAATTTAAAATCTACCCTGCAATCTCTACATTCAACTAATCTTTGTACATTTCCAGTTGGAGTATACACATTTTTTTTAAATTCTATATTACTTCCACCACAACATTTACAAGTATATTTCTCTCCTCCATCAGCTACTCCTACATGAGTATTATGAGTTATATAAGGGGATAGTTTATCAAAAACATCTTGTAGTAATACTACATCATTCTTACAATATAGAATCATCTTATGCATAGCTTCTTTACATTTGTTTTCACATATATCTACCCATAATTGAAATCCTCCCGTATCTACTTTACCATGACCTAATAATATTTTTCCTAAATAATCTAACTTATTAGAATTAAAGTATCCAGCAGCTCTTACCTTTTTAAGAGTATCTAATGATTTAACATATGTTGGAAAAGGTAACTGATGTATAATACATCTACCTCTTAACCATCTTAAATCAAACTTATCACCGTTATGCCCAATAACTTCATCAGCCCTTTCAATTTCTTTAGAAAATTCAGTTAACATTTTTTTATCACATTGATTATCATCCCACTTTAAATAATTAACTTTATCTTCATCTTCCCACTTCCAACAGATGCATATAATAGCTCTTTCTTTTAGTATCTGATGTGGACCAATACTTTTATTCCATCCACAAGCAAAATCAGCTATTACATTATAACTTGTTTCTATATCAAAGAACATTCTTTTAAAAGGTTTATCTTTTAAGTCTAATTCTTTATTCATAGCTCTAACCCTATCTCTAGCTTCAAATATATCACTTTTTTTACAATTCCATTGTTTAGATAAAAACCCAGCCCCATTTGTCATGTATATTGGATTATTTATAAACTTCTGTACTATCTCTTCTCTACTCATAATTATTTATTTATTTTTAATAAAAAAGAGTCTAGGTTTAAGCTCTTCTCTTACTTCACCTAGACTCCTATAAAACATGTTAAAATCAAAAATCTAGGCAAACATACGAATAATAATTGACATATGCAAATTTATTTTATAATTTTATTCCATACCCTATTATATTAAATTCATCTAATCCAGTAGACAAATCATCTTTAACTTTAAAAACTAATTTATCAGTAGTTCCTTTTCTTAACCTTAATCCCCATTGATTTTTAAATAAACTAGCTAAATCAATAGTAACTATTATAGCATCTGCTCCACCTCCTGATAAATCTATTATCTGAGGAACTTGACTACTCATTCTAAAGAACATTAAATTAGTCTTCAATCCCTCATGTATAACTAAAGAGCCTGTTTCTTGAGTAAACCATGTAAACTCAATTCCATTTGTTAAAGCAGTTAGTGCACCAAATTTATCAAGTTTAGCTGCAGCATCAGCTATTTTAACATTTAAAGAGCTTACATAATAAGTATAATTAGGATCAGCAGGAACTATAAAAGATACATTTGTAGTAGCTCCATTAACTCTCATATCAGTAGAAGCACCGTTTTTAAAGTACTCTCTATAAGGTAAAACAGAATGAACTTCATTTAATGGTGGATGAGGTATTAAACTTACATTAATGCCTCCATCTTCAGTTATTACTAAAGGATTTCCGTTTTGACTAACAATATGAGTTTTAATCCCTCCCATTAGATATTCTTACCATCTTTTCTATGACCTATCGCTGCTACATATACCGAAGTAGTTCCTGAAGTTGTTTGAGTGTCAATTGTAATAGCTATTGAAGAACCTTTAGGTATTTCTGCATCTATAGGGTATGAGGCTCTAGTGCCTACATTTTGACCTATTAAAGCTATTGGTGTACCATTAGTTACAGTATGACCTTCAGCCCCTTTATAAGCTAATGTTGTAGAACCTAAAGCGTTTGACGAACCTAAATTTCTATTAGCTTTATATGTTACTGCACTAGCTGTTGATATTAATGTTCCTGTGGTTGCATTTGCTATAATCACTATATCTGCCATGTCTCCTGCTGTAGTCGTACCCATAGCATCAATACCTATAACTAGAGTTTCTATAATAAAGCTTGATTCACCATTGTTAGGAGATTCATCATTTTTAAAATAAAATACACCACTTGCAGTTGTTGAAGTTAATCCTATCCATCCAGTATTTATATTATAAGCATTCCCTTCATTTACAGCAGAACGACCTATTGTCGTAGTTATCGCTGAAACATGCAAGTTATTATTTTGGTCTACATGAGCACCTATATCTGGACCTACTCCAGCATTTTTAATTTCTACATTCATTTTTTTATATTTTAAAACATTTGTTTAATTAGCTCATTTTGAATAATGAGTAATTCATTTATGCCACTTAGCATTTTAGTATTTCTTTTTATTTCTAATAATAATTCATTTGTTTGAATTGTTCCATTAGATATATCTTGATATATGATAATTTGTAATTCATCTAAATTAGACATTAAAGTAGTATCATAATCTAAAGTTAAAGTTAAACTATTAATTACTCCCCCATATCCTTCACAAGCAAAATTATATATTATTTGATTATATGTTACATTAGTTATAATGAATAATTGATTTAATTCAATACCTTCATATTCATTATTAAAGGTTATAGTCCTTGATGTAGCATCAAATGTATATTTATCCTTATCTACTATTATCTTATTCATAATGCAATACTAATTCCGACAACAAAACACTTATCAGCTTTCTTTTTATCTAAAGCTTCTATATCTTCTGTATTCTTTTCAATTAAAGATAGATTATTTTCTATCTCTTTTGTATTATCTATTATATTATTCTCGGCAGATATTAATTCAGTTTCATCTTTAAGTCTACCTTCATGTGTACCTCTATAAGCTCTGATAACTTTATTATCATCATATCCATAATATATTCTTCCTTCAACAGCTTCAGCTTTATTATGAATCTGTTTAATTTGAAATTTTTGACCTGGATTACTTTCTGTAAACATTACTTTCTTTTTCTTTTTCTAAATGATAATAACTTTTTATATCCTACCAATGCTATTGGAGAACCCGTAGTAAAATCTATTCCTACAGAAGCTTCTCCTTGCCATCCCTTTTTACTTATTACATCTACTCCTACCAATAGTCCTTGTAGTCCAGGATACACTATTCCTTGCCCTCCAAAGTAGAATTGATTAACTCTTACTTTCTCAGTAATCTTTTCATGAATAGAGTCTTTTACATATACGGAATCTTTTATTGTTAGTTGCGGAACTTTATAATCTATTTCCACTTTTTCAGGTCTTTCTGTACTAGTAACCATTATAGTGTAATCTAAGAGACTATCTTTCTTATTATAATAGAATGTTCTTAAACCAATATTAAACTCATTAGTATCGCTTAAATCCATTCCTATTGGATCTCTATCAATAAATACATATTGAACTTTAGGTTTAGAGTGAGAAAATGGTACTTCTTCAGTTACATGAACATAATTAATA